GACGTCGCCGAAGATCGCCTGAATGGCTTCGCCGGTAAGGAATGAGCCCATGACGGTAAATGTCGTCTCCGATGACTGCAAGCCTGAGACGAATGTCCGAGAGGCATCTTTGAGCGATGTGCTCTCTAACGCGTCGACGGTCTTCGTCATGGTGATCGACGAGAGTTGGTCGGCGAGGTCTACTGAGTCAACGGTAAAGACGTTGCACGCTCCGAGGAATGTTACGGTTGCCATGAGTTGAGTTAGTCCTTCTCTGTGTCGGAGGCATCCTTGCGGGCGCCTCGCGGTTTCTTAGGTTCATCGTAGCCGACGTCTGCGATGAGATTCTTCATTCTTGCCCGATCTAGGTCTATGCCGCATAGTTCGAGGCCTTCAGCGGAGACGATGTCGCCCTCAGCGAAGCCGGAGAGGCGGCGGGACGTGACGCGGTACTTCTTCATCCGTAGCACACTACCTCGAAGCGGTAGGCGAGCATCTCGACGCCCGACACGGTCACGGATAGCGGTGCAGCGCGTAGGCATCGGACGGAGGTGACTGTCCCGTTGAGAGTCTGATCGGCTTCGATTTTTGTCTTGATGGAGTTCGCCCCGGTGGCGGTGAGGATCGAGTCGAGGAAGTCTTGCGCGGCCCGGTCACTCATTCGCCCGGTGATGACGGTGACGTCGAGGTTCGCGGTATCGGCTCCGCGTTTCATGACGAGATCCCAGTCGATGGAGAGGTTGCCGACTATTGCGGCGGGCGGGACGATGTGCTCCGGGATGGTGTCGTAGGAACGGAGGCCCGTGATGTTGAGTTTTGCTTTGAGGGCATCCCGAACTGATGATGGGGTCACGCGACGACCTCGCGACGGTACGCCCGGACGATCGCGGAGATGTCGCGTCCGAGCGGGCTCATGCGAATCGCGCCGAGTTCAGAGAGGCCGAGTACGCCACCGACCGACGAGGCGCGCTTGACGTAGTCGGCGGAGAGGATGAGGCACGCTTCGACGACGTCGTCGGGCGGTGTCCCGTTGTACCATCCGAACTTCGCGGTTACTTGTACCTGCGGACGGCGCGAGATGGGGAGCGGGAATAGTTCGTTGCCGATCATCGTGATTTGTGTGAACGGTCGTTCCTTTTGTGGTGCCGTTACCGGGTCGAGAATGTAGTCGGTGTTGAGTGTGAGTGTGTCGGTGTAGTTGCCGTTGCCGTCCGCGTCAAGGGCAACGATTAGCCCTGTCTGTGAGCCGATGTCGTCGACGTAGAGGGTGTAGAAGTCATTCGTCCGATAGAGGCGGGCGGTCGCGGAGGCGTCAATGTAAAAACGTCGGTTCGCGATGCGGTCGATCGTGCGCGATGCCGCTTCGATGGCTTGCTCAATGGTCGTCGTTTCGTCGGCGGTAATCGTCGCCATGTTGGCGTACGCCTGAAAGGCCGCCAATGTCGTGTATCCATTGGTGATGCTCATGTCGAGGACTTCTTTCTCTTCCGCTTCTTCGGAGAATAATCGTCCCGACCCGGAAGCGGATCATCCGAGGCTCGACTCAAGGAGGCGAGAGGAGCCGTCGAGATGCCGAGCCGGGACGACGCTTTCGTAGTCGTAGTTCCCGCGTGTAGACCTGTGAAGACTCGGATCATGCCGCTACCGATCCGAGCCTTCGACGAGGCCTATGAGTTAGAACGTCGGTGTAACGAGGCCTGTGCCGCCGACGAGCGCGAACGCGTTCGGGTAGCGGTTGGCTGTGTAAGCCGAGTAGCCGTAGACGACCATCTTCACTTCGAGTTCGGCGCTCTTGACGTCCTCGAATCGGAGCATGAACGGCGAGCCGTTGCCCTGCTCGAAGAGGTGCGACTCTTGTGTCGAACCAACGATGATGACGTCTTCGTTCGTCCCGGTGCCGTTGTTCGTGATGACGTTGGCGTCGGTGATGATCGGGAGGCCGAGCATCGTGTAGCCCGAGTTGCCGTAGACGGGTGCACCGTTGCCGGATGCGAACGCGGGCTGACCGTTAAAGTTCGGCACTGGTACGGCGACGGGGCGCTTCTGGTCGTCGACTGCGGCAAGGATGAAGCCGAGTCGGCGCGGGTGCATGAGGATAAAGTTCGGCCCGGCGAAGTAGTTCGTCTGGATTCGCTGAATACAGTCGACGATCTTCGGATAAAGTTCCGCGACCGTTGGGCTTGCATCCGTGTAGGTGACGACTTGCGTGATCGTGTTGGTCAACGATGCCGCGTTCGTGGTGACGTACTCAGCGTCGAGTTTCGTATGGTAGGCGCTGATGAGGTCGGCCATGACGAGGGAGTCGATGCCGGTGCCGCGCTCGAGTGCTTGACGCGAAACGTTCTGTTGACCGGCGATCGTGTTGACGGTGAGGTCAAGTTTCGTGTCGTCGATGTTTGTCTCTTGCACGGTGGAGCCTTCGGTCTGTACTGCGACGGCGGTTCCGGTTGTGACCTTCGAGATCGAGATGGTGAGTCCCGATGCGGGTAGGGCGTGCTTGCGTGAGGCATCCATGAACGGACGTCCGGCGCGTGCGAATGGTGCGGCGAGTTCGGTGAGGAACTGTGGCACGACGAGCCCGGCGAAGTTTGCCGAGGTGACGTCACGCTTTTCGATGCGCTCTTCTTGCTGATGGCGTGCGATGCGCGACTGCGCTTCGTAGTCGCCGAGCACTTGAGCGGCGAACGCGTCGCGAATGAACGAGTAGTCGCCTTCTGGTCGGTAGGTGCGCTCTTCGCGGGTTACGCGGGCGGGTGATGCGTCGCGCTTCTCGACCTTCGAGCCTTCGACTTTCTTTGCCATGTCTGCGGCGGCGTCTTTGCGGACTTCGATGTCGGTGACTTGCGAGATGCGCTCGTCGAGTTTCTCGATCTCTTTGGCGAGTGCGCCGACGTTGGCGGCTTCGACTTCGGAGATGTCGCGGTTTTCTTCGGCGGCCCGGTTGAGGGTCGCGTCGATGAGGTCGGCCTTTTGTGAGCGCTGCTCGTGGAGGCGGGCGAGGAATGAGTTCATGAGTTCGGTGATCCTTTGGAGTAGTTGGGGCTTGCTCTCCGGGTGCTCGCTGCTCTTCGTGGCGGGTGTCCCTTGCGGGAGGTGCGCTCTTCGTAGGCCGAGGGTGCGGTCGTGCGAATGATGCTAGCGGATGTCTGTGCGTTCCGTCAACGATCGCATTTCGGCGAGTATCGACGCGGCCCATGAACGCGCCGGGTCGCCTCCCCAGAGTGCCCATGCGATACGCCCGGCGGACGGGTAGCCGGGTTCACCGGGTCGGAATCCTTCGGCTTGCTTGTCGACTTCGTGCCGGGCAAGGAATGAGGCGATGCGGGCGACGGTAGTTCGTGAGAGGTTTCGTCGGTTGACGATGTCGCGGGCGCGGGCGACTCCGACTTCGGTTCCGCCTCGTCCGTAGACGCGTCGCCATTCGAGGCCGCGTCGCGCTTCGGCGACCATCGCATCGTTAGGCGCGTAGCCCTCTTGCCGCTCTTCGGGTTTTGGTGCTCGGGGATGATCGGGATGTAGTAGGTCATTGTCTCCGATGTAACGCGGATTCTGTGGTCGCCCGGTGCGGGCAAGGTAGAGGAACGCGTTCACTCGGGCCATGCTCCATGCCGGGCGGGAGATGCCCGGGCGGTGGCTCGTCGAGTAGGCACCGGAGCCGCGACGGTACACGGAGCGTAGTTTTCCGATGGTGACGCGAGTCCAGTTCGGGCGGTCGGCTGCGGTCATCGCTTCGTTATGTGAATCGCTTTTGTTTTGTAACGCTTTTTCTGTGGCTTCGTTGAGTGCGATGTCGGCTCCCGAACCTGCAGCGGTTCCGGGTTCGTTGACGTTGGAGCCTTCGATCTGATCTTCTTTCGGTGCGGGTTCGGATTCTTGTCGCACGGCGACGGGTTCCCATCGGTTGCAGTAGTAGCCGCCGTTTACGTAGGCATCCCATAACGTGCAGTACGCGAGAAGGTCTTCGCCGTCTTGTTGGATTTTGTCTTCGTTGTAATAACTGCAGTTGCCGCACGCCCTACCCTCGGGCACGTCCTCGGATAACGCCGGGCGATAGTTGTCGGGGAGTGCCCGAGACTGTTTCGCCTCTGCGATGTTGAGGGCGACGATCTGACGTTGGGCTTCGCGTCGAGTGTCGTGGCATCCGAGGACGTCACGTTCTCCGACTTTTACTACGGCGTAGCCGCGACAG